CAGCAGTATTGCGCGTAAGAATGTACTCTGCATTGTCTAAAGCCTTCGCGCGTTGCAATACCTCAGCAAGTCGCTTTTCTTGCGCGTTCGTCATGCTCTTCCGTACTCGCCAACAGCAACTCTTGCCAACCGAAGCACAAAGTCCACCAAAGCGCGTGCGTCATCATTCAGTCGCCGCACAGCCGCGCCACTAATCGACAGAACAGTATCATTATATGAGCCTGACGATACGTTTTTCACATACTCCGCGGTTTCGCGGGCCGCTAAATACTTGTGCAGGTAAATCGCCTGCAACGCGCACGCTCTCTGTAGCTGTACACTTCCTGCGTACCAGTGCCCCGGCGGGTTGACGTACTGCTGATGATAATTCTCAATGTCCTTCGTCGCGATGTCGAGAAGCCTTACTTTCACAAGCGTCTTGACCTTGAGTTCCGCATCATCCGCAATCGGTGCAGCAGTCGTGCCATACGCGCCGCGAGTAACGGTCAGTGTACCGTCGACTTGCGCTGGCGTGTTGTAACTGACTGACTCAACAAGCAGTAGCTCATCGCCTGATTGTAGTAAGTCATATTGCTTTATCGCGCCGGGGTTCGGAAGCGTGTCGAATAATAACGTCGTCGCTGATGCACTAACCGCGCCGTTTGCAAGACAATTTGACTTTGTATCAAAATCCACAAAGTCGCTCTCGCCAATTTCGAGAGCGACAATATCTGCTTTCGGCGCGGTTGTGTACGCCATCAGTGCGTTGTGCTAAGCCACGCGGTCGCGCCGGTCAGCGAGCCTGCAGTCCAGTCGTAACGGATGCGAGCATACCGTCCCTTCGGCACAAAGCCTGCCGGGCCGTATTTCTTCGGCGCTGTCACTGCCGCGGTCTCATTGACAATGAAGACCTCGTCAGTATAGACGCCGCTCGCAAAAGTCTGGCTGTCTGATGACTCGGCATAGACAACGACATCAGTGTTAGCGCCTGCCGCCTGCACTGACAGATTAACCTGCAAAGCCTGACCTTTCCAGTTTCCGACATCCAACACGATAGGCGTACCGCCTGCGTCTTTGCCGACGTCATCAGCGGTTACGTTCTGCGCGACTGATACGCGCAGGTTCTCGTCATAACTTGTTTGCTTATTGTACAACATCGTCAGTCTCCTTATGCAGCTTTAATGCCGCGCATTCTCACCACAGCGCGAGGATGCTCGACTGCAACAGCAGCAGCCCAATCGACAGCAATTGCCTTGTGACCTGCTTCTGTCACGTATTCAAACACGCGCGGACCTTGTGCGCTTTGTTGCAGTCCGTGAACGTATGAGTCCCCGAGGCACACAAAGTAGATTGAGGCGCAAGCGTTGTTTGAGCCATCAGGCGACGCTTCAGTAAACGGCAGCACTTCTGCACCTGTTTCGTCTGTATCCATCGCGATAACAGGGATTCCAAACATCGAACCAACAGATACCATTCTCGACTGCCCATTGATGTTACCGATGTCCATTTTCGACATTTCAAAGTATTGAGCAAACGCGATATTCGCCGCACCTGCGAGAGCAAGAGCTGACAGTTGCCCGATGATTGTTCGATTCGCAAGAATCAGGTCAGGAATCGTGTGGCAGCGCTGTATCGCCTCGTGCATCTTCGCAATCACGGTTGATGCGGGTTGCGAAATAATCGTCGCGCCTGCTGCTGCGAAGTCCACGACTTCAGTCAGCACGCCCTGATCAAACCAGGTTTGCAGTCCGTCAAATTCTGCAGGAATCGCTGAGTTGCCCTTGATAAATGCTCTCTTGTAAGCAAGAGACGCAGAACGCAGACGTGCGCGTAACTCAGTAGCATAAAGCTGCTGATTATTCACGTCCGGCACATCGGCAAGCAAGCGGTCAATCCGCACCTCTCCACCCAGGGGTTTAAGGTGGATTGTCGCGCGGTCATAAGTTGAGTTTGTCGCCTGGTAATTAGCATTCAGCGCGCGAAAACCTGATTGCGGCAGACTTTTCTGCAGTGCTACCTCATAGCGCAAACTCGGAGCTTCTTCAAAAGGGAGTCGTGCTAACATCGGCGAAGTTTCGACGATATGCTCGACAATGCCTTGGCGCAGCGTTGAAGAAGACGCTTGCGCAGCTTGTAATAATGTTAAGGCCATTTTTTGGTCTCCTATTGTTGTGTTAATTGTCGGTGCTTATGCACTTGCTCAGATTGAGCCGTTGTCAGGGGTGACCCATGCGCGTTTAACGCCGCGCCGCGTGATAACGCAATGCTACTTTTCTGTAGTCGTCGCGTCAATTTTTTTCTTCTTCGTCTCTTCTTTCGGAATAAACGTTTTTGTTCCCGGTCGAATCTGCACTGTTCCAAGTTCAAAGACTACGTCGTATCCATCAGGCAGCTTCTGCGCTGCCGCGTCATATACTGTGTAGCCTTCGAGTTTGAATCGTTCAGCGCGTCTCACGTCATGCTCGACGCGGTGAAATTCGCCGCTCGGTCTAAAGACAACAAACATAGCTCACCTCCTATTGTGCAAAGATTTTAAGTTCTGACAATCCGGCTTTCAGCTTGTCAACAGCAATCCCGTTCGTGGTTGTAGGCGGCTGCGGCGCCTGCACCTGCTGCGCGACAAGGCGAGGATAGCGCTTGAGTATTTCCTCAGCGACATATTCCGGCGTGGCGTGCTGGCCGTCGCGCACGAAATACTTGCCATCCGCTTTGCTTTTGAAAGCTGTCTTGTTGTCTTGCGTCAGCTCAACGTCAACCTCATTCGCCAGCGCAGCAGAAAAAATCGACTTGTAAGAAGGATCAAGACGCTTTGCGATTGCAGCAGCCTCAATCTGCGACATAGCAGACTGCACAGTTAGGGCGCGGCGCTCTTCTTCGAGCTTCTTTGCATATTCGCTTTCAAGACGTGCGCGGATTTGTTCTGATGTTTCTGTCTGCTCTGGCTGTTTGTTCTGCTGTCTCTCGCCTTGGCTTTTGATTTTTGCAGCAATCACCGGAACCATATCTTCCCACCGCGCTTTGTCAAGGTTTGGAAAATCATCCGGCGCTAACGTAGATAGCTGCGTCTTAATCGTCTTGTGCATCTGCTCGCGCGCCATATTGTGCGCATGAGTACGCTCCTCGAATATCAGATTGCGCAGTTCGCCAGTAACAGTTTCAATAGTTTTTTCCGCTGTCTCTGGTGTAATCGTCTTAAGTGTTTCCAGTATCTGCTCAAGTGTTTTCATTCCTCATTTCTCCTTGTGGTTTCATAATTTCTGCAGCGTAAAATTCCGCATTACGCGCTTCATCATTCGCGCTTTCAATCTCACTATCGCTTTGCGCTTTCTCTTCGTCACTCAGCGCCACACCAAGTTTCGATAATGCATCGCGTGCTGTCATCTTAAGCTTAGTCTCGACAGTTTCGCCAAGTTGCAGCGTCATCGCCTGGAATATAAGTTCCAAAGTCTCTTTCAGACTGCGCGCGTCATAAGACCGATTGAGCACAAAGCGTTTTTCGACGTGCGGGACTTGCGCGTACATCTCCCAGTCGTCCAGAACTTTATTCACGCAATTTTCGACGGCAGTGGCTATCTGCTCAAGCAGAGATTGCTGTGATAGAAAGTCCCACATTTTTGATTCACCACTTTGCGGCGCGTTTGTCTGCATTCTCATAGCACCAAGCATCGTGACTTTTTGCACAAGGAATTGCAGATACTTGAAGTCTGCATCCAAACTCGCTGCAGGGTATGCAGCCCACTCAAGGCCACGTGAAGAATCTGGTGGTAACTCAATCACCTTTTGCGCGCTCAGTGTCTTTAGTTGTTCACGGATGCCAGTCGGGCCGTTGAGGATTGCAATCGCCTGATTGCGGATTTTTTGAGCGAGCACAGACTCAGCGTTGAGTAACAAGTACTGCAACCTGCATACTGACGCAAGAAGCGGCGTCCCATCGGAAAACCACACATCAGCTACTGGCACAGCGCCGAGAGGATTTTCAAAGCGCGATATGGCTCGCGTCTTTTTGTCGCCGTATATCCACTCTGTCGGTGCAATCAGAACGACAAGCTCATCTTCATGCAATGCGTAACCTTCGCGACGGTAACGACACTTATCAAAGATTATCAAGTCGAGCGCATCGCCTGCTGGTTGGTAGTCGCGTATGTTTTCGCGCTTGATTCTCGATGTGTAAAGATTGCCTTGCTCATCTGTTGTTGTCAGATAAGTAGCGCGGCCAATGCCGATAAGCTCAAGCGCCACATCCGCAGCGAACGCTGGGAAGTCCGTGCCCTCGTTGTCAATGTTGTATTGCAACTTCTGCACGTACTCATCAGCAAAGCCGTCCAGATTCAGTGTGTACCCAGGCCGCATGAGGTGACCGATAAGCTCAGACGCTATGCGATACGATTCGCCGCCGTCGGACGAAAGCAGAAACCGCTGCGCATAGCCCGCATTAGACTCGTATGGGAAACGAATCAGGTGTGAAATTTTTTCCGCGTTTAATTCTTTGCCGACCTCTCTCGCTGTCGGCTGCACCTGCAGGAACGCAGCAGCAGAATCCGCCTCGACGTTGTCCCATGAACCAACCAGGTCAGTTCGTAACGCGCGGCGATAGAAGATATATTCATTACGCCGCTTGTAGTCTTTGCAGACTTGTGTGAAAAGTACGTCTTCGAGACTCACTTGCTCACCTTGCTTGCATAGTTCACGCCGTCAATCATAACCACGAGACGTCAAAAGAAGAAGCCGCGGGCTGCGCAAAGATACCCATCACCATATAGCGCAAAGCATCGCAAGCATGGTCATTTTCTTTTTTCGGCTCGTCGCCTTTTTGTCCGTCTTTCCACTGATACGACTGCAGCTCACTTATGAGGCCAGTGCAACTTCTATGCACTTTGATTTTACCGCGCTCGATCATCGAGTAAACAGTGTTAATCCCGCGCTTAACGTCTTTAATCGCGGCTCTCGTCTCTATGCCGTGAGCTTGCAAAATCGCACGCTCGCCAGCGTCATGGTCTGCAAAAGTCGCTTCGTATCGCTCACCTTGCGACATCTGCTTAATCGCTTCTGCGTGCTTATCGACTGTGATATTGCGCAGATACCGCTCGCGGTAGATGTATA